TTTGTTCTTCTTTTCTTTGTTCTTCTTTTATTCATACCGCCCTGATTAGTATCTACGACCGTAACAATATTTGTATCTGCATTATACATAGAGTTGGTTTCAACTGTTGTAATTACAGAATCCGAAATCTGCTTGGCTAATTGTATATTGTTACTTATAGCTGCAAGTGTACTTTCAACATCTGCCAATATACTTTCAACAACTGCCTGTGTATTTTCAACATCTGAAGATGGTGGTTCGTTAACTGTTTCTCCACTTTGGTTGCTACCTTCTTCATTTTGTTCGCCTTTCTCAAAAACTGCCTGTTTATTTTCAACATCTTCTTGTTTATTTTCAACATCTTCTTGTTTATTTTCAACAACTGCCTGTGTATTTTCAACAACTGCCTGTGTATTTTCAACAACTGCCTGTGTATTTTCAACATCTGAAAATGATGTTTCGCTAACTGTTTTTCCACTTTGGTTGCTACTTTCTTCATTTTGTTCGCCTTTTTCAACAATTTTCTGTATATTCTGTTTTGCTTGTTCTAATTTTTGACTGACACTTTTTAATTGTATTTGCGCACTGACTACTATATCTGAACCTTTATGTATACTACGGTTAATTTCACTAGTAACTTCATTATCTATTTTAGTCAATGACATGCTCTGCGCGGCAGTCGCCGTCAACGATTTGGACACGGCATTCGCATTTTCGGTTTCTAAAGCTATAACCTTTTCAAAACGTTCAACTTTATAAACTAACTCTGCAGGCGTTGTGTGTATTTTTATTGTTTCTACAATATTTATTAATTCATTCAATTCGTTCAAAGCATCCGAACTATCACTGTTATCTATATTCTCATATTCTTCTAAAATTGCATAAAAATAATACAAATTAATACGTGCTATGATATAATCTTTATATGTTTTCATTTCATTGTCGCTATTTATATTATCTAGATATTCAACTTTTGCAGATTCACAGTCACTATATAGTATTGATAATATTCTGGATAAATTTATTGGATCACTACCGCCAGTAACAAAGTCATTGAATGGACCTCCTCCTGTATTTCCCTCCCGATTTCGCTCTTCATTTTTATTTTTCTTCGTAGTTCGCTCCTGACTTCGCTCCCGACCTCGCTTTTTATTGCTATTTTTCTTCGTAGTTCGCTCCCGACTTCGCTCCCGACCTCGCTTTTTTTTTGTATTATTTTTTGTATTATTTTCTGTATTTTCCTCCATATTTTGCCCCCGATTTCGCTTTCCATTTTTATTAAATACAGGATTATTTATCATATATACAGGATTATTTTTCGTATAACTGTTAATATTGCTATTAGTATTAGCCAGAGCTTCTATACTGTTTGTCCATCTGGAATCATCAATATGAATTCTCTCCATACCATAATATATAATTAGTCTCAAACTATCATAAAAAGAATATAACTTTTGATATAATTCGTTATATATTAAAATATCGCATATAATCTGTTTTGTCCTTTTTTTTAGTGTTTCTGATTCGGTAGTTAATATTGAATTATCAAAATTTGATTTTGATAGTATGTCATCTGGATATTTATTATTTAAAATGATATCATATGCGTTTTCAGGTGTGTTTATATAAAATTCCCTTATGTCATCATTGTTCCGTATAAATTTAAAGATTTCTAGATAATTAACTGTATTAGGTTCCTCGGTGTAGTTTTTTATGTAATAGTCTGTCAAAGTCTCTTCTATTACACTTATTTTATCTTCATAATTCAAAAGAGAATATGTGATTACATCCATACCATCTTTGCGGTTAATTCCGCCGAATATCATATCTATTTGAGCCTCTGTGATAGGATCTTTAGTACTGTTTTTTTTTTTAATTTTTATAGATTTAGAATTTCTTATACTGCTTATATCTATCTCAATACTATTGTCACTATCCACAACAGGGGAATTGTTTTCATCTATAAAAGCATCAGTTGCACGAGCTAATTCTTCAAGCGTTTCGATAAAATTTCCCATTCCATGAGTAATACGTGTAGATGTCCTTTTAATTTTAAAAAAATGACCACCACCGGTTTGTATTATTGTATGATTGTCTCCACCTGATTTTAAAGTTTCTTTGGGTGGAAAAGTTACTTCAGGATGCCATTCAAAATTAATGACAGGGGGCTTAATAATTTTTCTATACTTATGAATTTTTGAATATTTCAATGATGCGATAATTTTATCTGCATGGTTTAGTATTGAATTTGAATCTAGTCTACCTAAAAGGTATTGTCTATTTAAACTAGTAGGATCAGCAGGTTCTCTAAATAGATTAAAAAGATCTTTATTAAAAACATTATTTAGAATATATATATCATCCATCACATTGAGTGTATTTTCAAATGCAATATATTTATCTGTTTCAGGATCGCTAATAACGTATTTTCCCGATAAGTTATCCAATATTTCTGTTTCTTTGTCTTTGAAATTATTTTCATTATATGTAGTCTCATTCTCAAGTGGATATTTAGATTTTAATGTTTCTCCTTGTTCTATATTGAAATGTGTATTCATAACTTGCTGTAAATGAAATAATAAAACAAATAATCTCCAAACAATACACAAATCGCTTGCGTCAAAAATAAAATCAGTATTAGTTCCATCCTCCTTTTCCATTTTAGTAACATATTTCGGCGGTACTACACAAGCCACAAGTCTTCTCACTGTTCTACCTCTAGGAGCGTAAATATCAAATGGTTTCTCAAATAAACCTTCAAAAAAATCTACGTAAACGTCTATATAAATTTTACATTTGGTTAATATATTGGGTTCATTACTAGGAGACATGCTTACAGGAGCCAGAAAATCACGCACATACTGTTTAGATATAATATTTTTTACTCTGTTGTCAAATTTATTATAATCCGCTTTATTCTGTATTTCTCGTATTTTTTCTTTCTGTTCAGGTGTAAGATTTTTCACATCATTTAAAATAATATTGTTATTAATGTTTGCATAACATCCGTATAAATTTGAAAGGCAAATAAATCTCATTAAAAACGTATCCAATGTACCAGTAAAGGTAAGTTCATTTATGTGATTGTATAAAACAGCGTCAATTGCACGAAACTTATCGCCCCAATGTTTAATATTCATAAAAAATTTTCTAATAAACTGATTGTATTCAAGACTTGTTTTAACTACAGGCGTTAGAGGTAGAGATGGTCCATATATATTAGAATATAACTTGTTTCCAGCGTCTAATAATGGCTTACATAGATCAATTATAGCCGTATTTCTAAAATGTTTTAACAATATATCAATACACTTTTTTGTATCACCTTTATTATATGCTTCATTAGCTAAATAATCGGATATTTGAGGTAAATTTGGAATTTCTGAAATATTTGGAATTACTGAAATAGGTATTGATGTTGTTGAATCTTGTGATTGTCCGTTTACGTATGTAAATTGTATTTGAACACTTCTATAGTTAGTAGTAGGTCCAACAGATGCGTTTATATTTATACGTTGATCTCCGGGTTGATCTAATAAGTACATAAATGGAAGATCAACTACAAATGTTTTCTGGGTTTCACTATTGTTATTAGTGTACGTTTCCGCACTTGAACTAGAATCCATGATTCCTGAAAAGATAGCCACCGATTTATTTGCATTTCCAGCATTGTTATTACATAAACCTTCAAATATGTCCCTAGCCCCACAATCCATTACAAATTGTTTAGGTTGACTGGGTTCACTTGTTCCGTAATAAAGTTCTTTTATTTTGTTAGATTCTGCACGTCGGTTGGCTTTATCTACTACAAACTTTTTCAGTTCAAGTTGATGAATACCGGCATTTTCTATAGGTGGAACATCGTTTACTGCATCATACGGAAGAATCATTAATGGATTTAATTCTGGACTATCTTCTTCAATGCTGTCAATTGTAATTGATATTGTATTATCTAATGTTGTTCTTTCAAGAGCAGACTCTAGACAATGAGCAGATGATTTTGTTTCATATTCAAAATTATCATCGCCTTTTTTAATAGTGAATTTCTTGCTTATACATGAAATTTCGTCAATAGCACGTTGTATATTGTTTTTATATTTCTCATCTTTTCTCATTCTTGCATTGACTCTACCGAAATCATATTGGTCATGTTTCATATCAATACATGAGTGCACTCTATTTAAAAAATCAAAGAATCGGTTTTCGTTTTGTGTTAGTGTTATTGTAGTACCATCATCAACGCAATTATAAATTCTTTTTATAGGATTATCTTGATTTGCATTAGGATCTATTTGAATTTGACTCGCTGGATCTGCTATATTCATATCAGTTACATTATTATTTGTCGCACCAGATGGAATATTACTCATTATATTATATACTATAATAATAAATTATTATTCGTGTATTAACACAGATTAGATTCTAAACTTTATTATATGTCTGAAACTATTCAAATTAATTTGCCATCGCCTATAAAATTAAACAAAGCAATGTTTCAAAAGATGCTTTTTTTAACAAATGCAATTGAAAAGGGGTGGACTGTAAAAAAGTCAAATGATTCTTTTATTTTTACAAAAAAACATGAAAATAAAAGAGAGGTGTTTCAAGAAGATTATTTAGAAACATTTGTATCATCTAATTTTACAACCGATTTTGTAACCTCATCTGGGAATTAACAATTGCACATTACTCATGTTGTACATACCAAAAATCTTGGAATTGTTTCATATCCCCAATAAATACATTTTCCTGTACACTATTGTATTCCGGTTTATCAAGTAAAAAATAGAATTTTTCCATATGTTTATTACTTAAATCACCATCTAATATATTGATAAAATAGGTAGGTGTTGGATTGTATTCATGGGATTTCAATAAATGTTCTAATTGATAAGAAATAAAATGGTAAACATTTCTTAATGTTCTTGTTTGTGCTCCTCCGTTATTACAAATAACTTTTAAGTTAAAATAATATTCATTATAATTATTGAATAAATATCCATCAAAATTTTCAGTATAATCAAATCCATCAACACCTTTCATTGGCTGTTTCATATCATATATTTTGTTTGTACGAGTATGAATACGTTTATTTGTTTTTTCTAAAGGAAGATTCGTAATTTGTTCTATTATTCTTTTTTGATATAGTTCACATTCATTGTGTTTTCCATTAATGTACCACTGTTGTTGCTGTCTCCAATTTTGTGTTTGCATACTGGAAGGCGTAATAAATATATGTTTATGATGATTAAAAAGATATTTAGTCGGAATAATTGCAAAAAGAGTTTTAAACATAATAAATAAAAATAAAATTTTCATATTACTACTACAACAAACTATTTTTCGTATTTCAAAAAAATTAATATATTGCTTAACTATAGTAAGAAGATGTTGGAAGAAGCATGTGTAATAATAACAACAATTATTATTGACATTATTTTGATTTGGATATTAATGAATGACGAACTATTATACTATGAACGGGTTTCAATATATTTCTTGTTTATTGTTCATTTTTTATTGTTTGTATTCTATTTTATAAATTATTCATGTGGTATTGATATTTTACACATTATATATTCATTGTTTATGCTTTTTGGTTTACTGTACGAGAGTGTGGCTATATTAGGATTAATAGCTATTATATTGATATGGAACTTAATAATATGGGTGTTATTTATTAAATGTCCAATGGGCAAATTTGATGCATGTAATGATTTTATTAAGGAAATATCCTCTTTATTATTTTCAAGAACAGAATATGTAATCCTATTATTAATACTCTATTTTACTAAAATAGCACTGAAAATTAAAAAAATATTATGAACCACTAGTATTGTAGCATAAAAAGGTTGAAGAATTTTCATATAGTATTTTTTTAGTATAATAGCATTATAAGGTGTGTATTGTGGTTAATTTATTTAGGAGAAATAAATTAAAATATTGAAAATTATTTTCTTGGTGTATATTATAGCTAAAAGATGGCTGGTGGACTTATGCAACTGGTAGCCTATGGCGCCCAAGACGTGTTCTTAACAGGAACCCCTGAAATCACATTCTGGAAGGTGTCTTACAGACGCCACACAAACTTTGCTATGGAGAGCATTGAGCAAACCTTCTCCGGACAAGCTGACTTCGGTCGTCGTGTCACATGTACTATTAGCAGAAACGGTGATCTTGCTTACCGTACTTATCTTCAAGTCACACTTCCTCAAATTGACCAAGACATGAAGGGATCCACTGGAGCTGTTTATGCTCGTTGGTTGGATTTTCCTGGTGAGCAATTGATTGCTCAAGTTGAGGTTGAGATTGGTGGTCAACGTATTGATCGTCAATATGGTGATTGGATGCACATCTGGAACCAAGTTACTTTGTCAAAGGAGCAACAAGATGGTTACTACAAGATGGTTGGTAACACCACACAATTGACATACATCACCGATCCTGGATTCGCTGAAGTTTCCGGACCTTGTGCTGCTAACGGAGGACCTGCTCAAGTATGTGCTCCTCGTAATGCTCTTCCAGAGACCACATTGTACGTTCCTCTTCAATTCTGGTTTTGCCGCAATCCTGGTCTAGCTCTTCCTTTGATCGCTCTTCAATACCACGAAGTTAAGATCAACATTGATTTCAGACCTATTGGTGAGTGTTTGTGGGCTGTTAAGTCTTTGACCGAGAACTCCAGTACTCAATCTGTAAGCACTGCTTACCAACAATCTCTTGTTGCTGCTTCCTTGTACGTTGATTATATCTTCCTTGATACCGATGAGCGTAGAAAGATGGCACAAAACCCTCACGAGTACTTGATTGAACAAGTTCAATTCACTGGTGATGAATCTGTTGGTTCTTCTTCCAACAAGATCAAGTTGAACTTCAACCACCCTTGTAAGGAATTGATTTGGGTTGTTCAACCTGATGCTAACGTTGATTACTGTGCATCTCTTGAAGGTGGTGAAACACTTTACAAGACTCTAGGTGCTCAACCTTTCAACTACACTGATGCTATTGATGCTCTACCTAACGCTGTTCACGCTTTCGGTGGTATTGATCAAACATCTGGTGCTAACGCTTTCATTGATTCCAATGGTTTGTTTGAATTGGACCGTGCTGTTGGTACTGAACCAACAAACAACACATGGGATTCTACCGCTGATGTGAATGGTTCTGCTCTTACCGATGCAGGTACATTCGTTCTTGCTGAAACCGCTCTTGACATGCACTGTTGGGGTGAGAACCCAGTTGTTACTGCAAAGTTGCAATTGAACGGCCAAGATAGATTCTCCGAACGTGAAGGTTCATACTTTGACGTTGTTCAACCTTACCAACACCACACACGTTCCCCTGATGCTGGTATCAACGTATACTCATTCGCTCTTCGCCCTGAAGAACACCAACCTTCCGGAAGCTGCAACTTCTCCAGAATTGACAATGCTGTTTTACAACTTGTTCTTTCTTCCAACACTGTTTCCGGTGTTAACACCGCAAAGGTTCGTGTATACGCTGTTAACTACAATGTTCTACGTGTAATGAGTGGTATGGCTGGTCCTGCTTACTCCAATTAAGCACTCTAATTATAAAATAATTTATTAAATATTTAAACCATATTAAATATTTAACAACTATATATGTATCAATCATCTAACATTAAAACAACTATGACAAAAAATACAACTCAACAAACAGCTATTAATTCTCCATATGCAGTCATACTTATTGGTACACATGGCGAATATAAACATGAAATCACATCCTCTACAAATGATTTGAATTCTGGGATAAATACCTTTACAATACCAAATAATATTAATTTATTTAAAATAGACGCAGTGAGACCTGGTATCTGTTATGAAATTCCTAATAATGTATTTGTAGAAAAGGTTGAAAAATTAATACGTAAAAAAATAGAAGAATACAGTACAACAAATCATCATAACGCGTTTGAATTGTTAAAACATGAATTAACTGGAAATAAAGGCATACTTAAACAATTGGATACGAAAATTAGAAATAGAGACGGTCTGTCTTTACCCGAATATTACGATAATAGTGTTTTCTACGGATATGAATACCCGAAAAACAGTGAAATATACAACAAATCTTATTTTTTTAATAGTGACGAAGTACAAATTACAAATGACTTCAAAATTCATTTTTTCTCATCAGAAAAAGGAGACGCCGATGTAACAAACTGGCTCTTTAAAACACCCAACTTTTTTAAATTTAGAAATAAAAAAGAACATAAAACCGATTTACATAGTGTGTTGAATGTATTACACCAACCATATTGGTTACCTCAACATTACAATGTAATTTTAATTGATCTAACATGCTCTCCTATTGCCGATCATAATAATAGATTATACGATTCACAAGATAGAATATCAAGAACGACGGTAAGAGATATTATTAAAAACACATCATCGTACCTTGTGAACGAATCTCTAAACAAATAAAATAATATTTTTCTGAAAATCATTATAATACATCACATTCACAAGGATATCCGTCAGCGGCATAACCAATACAACAAGCAGAAAATGCTGTTCCACAATCTCCACAGTTTGAACCCGATTGTCCAGAACCTCCTTCTTGTAAATGACAATCACACGGATAACCATCTATCGCAAATCCAACACAACACGTTTGGTATCCAGTTCCACAAGTTCCACATTGAGAACTTTTAATTTCATAATTGTCAAATTTACTATAATCACAATTTTCTTGTACCATTACAAGCGGTTTATTCAAATATGTATTAAAACCCATATTGTCTAATGACCTCTGAACTTGCTTATCATATTCTGAATAAAAAGTTGTCACATTTCGCGTGAGTACAAATAACGACAATCGCTTATCATCTGACACTATAGAATATTGGTATTCATTATCAATAATGGGTCCTAATTCAAGAACCCAATAAGGCGCTGATTTTGGAACACCTTCTAATTTTACAGACAATTCTCCACCACTATTTCCATTTTCATAGAAAGCATATCCACTTATTTGTTCAACCTTATCATTTTTATTAATTTGACTGTTCAACACACTAACCTTATCTTTTACCATTGTATAATCTGCAACAGCACATTTCCCTTGTCCCTGAAATGTCATATCAAATTTATTTTTATATACTTCATACCATCGTCCAGCATACATATCTAAATCTATCGTTTCTACTGGAGAATAATCGTTCGCATAACACAAAATAATTGACGAGCATAGTAAAAAAAAGTGCATAAACATAGTTTATTATAACTTATACATGATTATATTCTTTATCTTTATATGTTTACTATAAGTTAATTATTAGCACATTATATGTATTTTGATTTGTATAAAAAGATATAAATAGTTAGTACTATATAGAATAGTATTATGGAAAACAAAGAACCTAAATTATGTGAGAATACGGACTGTGAAAGATATCCACCTGATTGGGATTTTGAAGAAGATACCGAAGACACTTATCAGCAAGGACAATGGAAAAAATGCTGTTTATGTGACGGGTATTTTGATGATGATGGATTTGGTGATATATTATTTGTACAACAAGAACCGAATAATCAAAAAAATGTTGCTTGTAATTTGTGTGGAAAAGATAAAGATATTGTTCAAATGAAAGGCACGGGCCAATTTCTTTGTGAAGCTGCTTGTGATGAAGAGGACGATGAGGATTAGATGTATATATTATTTATTAAATATCTTCAAACCATTCTTTCGGTTTCACTTTTGTATCACCGGCGTATTTTACTGCATAATTCTTTTCAATCATCCATTCATTTAGATTATCGTTGTCTAAATATACATCTGCCAATAATCTACCGTATTTTTCACTTTCAACATTTTCTAATCTAACTATTTTATTTAGAATTCGTTCTGATAATGCATCTCGTGCAATCAATGCATGTTTTTTTTCATTTTCAACTTTTGTTTTTATTTCAGGTGTATCAATACCATTTAATCTTACAGAAAATCTATATATTGGATGATTTTCATAAGGTTTTGACGCAATTGTTATTGTATCGCCATCATATACTTTTATCACTTTACCGTATTTTACATTCGGATGAAATGGGGGGCAATTTCCCCATGTAGCATCTTTATATAATTCTTCCTGTTCAGCAATATCCGCATTCTTATTTACCCAGTTAAAACAACAAAACATCTTATAGTTTATTATATGTCGTATACATCTAATAAATCAATTTTAATGAATTACCGAAAACCAGTAAACATATAACCTCTATTTTCATTATTTTTGTAGATTGCTATTAATTTTCTAGTATTCGGTGACCAATTTGGAATTTCGGATATGTTGTTTTTCTTTAAAATAATACTTTCTCCATTTTGAAATGGCCTTTTAAATATTTCACAATTACAATATTTAATTTCAGGATGTTTTTTATAACAGTCTAAATGACAATCAAAATTACAACAATCACGTTCACAACAATATAAATAATTCCCTTTTGTTCCTTCTTTATCACAATAATCACAATAATATGTATTATAACTATCTTCTATAATGGCTTTGAAATAACCGTTCGGTAAAACATTCGTAATACGTACATAACGCGATGAAAAATAAGGTTTGTTTTTATAACTGTCAATAATAATCCTTACCATATCACCTTTCTGTAAATGATTTAATATTTCTCTATCCAAAATAATACCGCCCCAATTTGTAACATCACTCATTATACGCAAATTATATGCACCACCTCTTTTGTGTTGTTTCATTATATTCTATAATATATCATATATTTATATCATTCATATAATTATAACCCCTTACAAGTTGGATTTCCTAAAAAGAATAAATATAAACTAAACTTTGAACCCAACATATTTTGCTTGTAGAAATAGTAATCACCTACGCCAAAAAATAACAACACTGGCAATGAATACAATAATACTTTCTCAACCATTAATATTCTATCATTTGTTTCAGCATTTATTTGTTTACGATTATACATGTATAATCTTTGTGTATTGGTGACATACAATACAAATAATACCACGAAAAATGCAGTGTTCCATGATAATCGCATTTTGGAGGATAATAAAAATATGAAATAAATTACAAATGCATAAATCATACTATCAAAACAATTGCCATTTGACCAATCCACTGGATACATATCTCTTTCTGCTGCGTTGAAATTAAAACCACCTTCCAACATAATGAAAATGAAAATCAATCCAATTCCTATTAAATGTTTACCGTATATGTTTGTATCCAAATATCTCTGTGTACTGCATGAAAAAATTTGTGTTACATATCCACCTGCTGCTACTAAAAACGCTACAAATATAAATGATATTTTTGAGATATTATTTGTTAGTTGTTCACCTTCTAAAGTGTCCAATATTTGTTCAGGAATATTTGACTCTATTTCTTTCATTATAGTATATTTATATATTTTATAATGAAAACCAAATAAATAAATAGGTGTTTTCAAAATATGTCTTTATACATATCTAATAAATTACAAACACAAAATGATTTATTATTGAATAGTCTTGTTGAATTCTATAAAGACGAACAACATGTTGAAACCATAATGAAAATCATTAACGGTGAATCTAGAATTTCCTTGCGTATTGTTGATTGGTTTGTAACTAACTATGCAAAAAAATTTTACACCATCTATGAAATAACTATTTACAGGGGCGACACAGTATCAACGCAACGTTTTAAGGTGTTTAATGATTATAAATTAAAGTTAAAGGCATATTCAAAACGTAGATTTGATCCATTTTGTCGTTGGGAAAGAATTACAATACCTTTTGGAGAAAAACATATGGAAACCACCATCGGACAATTAAATTTTTTTAAATGGGCTATTGAAAATAAAGTCATCCAATACATTGAAAATAACTACATCACTATTGAAAATGACATGAATAGTCGTAATAGTACTTCCAAGAAACGAGAACTTATTGAAAATGTTGATAATACAAAGACAAGGAAAAAAAGAGAAGAATTATCAGTGTCTGCAGTTAAATGTATTAAAAAAGAAAAGGTTAAAATTGTTGTTAAATTTGATTTGTAATTCGTTTTATTCCACTTTATATTCTTTGGGTTCTGCAATCAATAATCCATTATTCTTATTACATGGAGTTGGTAATGTTTTTATAAAAGAGGATATATTTTTTATCCATATATTACCCATCTCGTCGGGATCATTCATGTCATATTTTACATCTTCATTTGTATTTATTCTCAACACAGGAAATTCATCACCATTTATCAACCATTTATCATGATAATCTCTGCATGTTTGCAAATATTCATATGATATTCCTGTTTCACCTGTTCTAGATCTTTTTTGTATACGTTCCAAACATTTTGAGGGCGATGCATCTATATAAACAACTGCATCTACGTTATTCTCTTCTTTTCTAGATTTATAAAAGTGTTCATAAATTTGGTAATTAATATCTTCTATTTTATTGTCGTCTTTTAACATCTTTGCAAAAATATTATTGTCCGCTTCTAACGACCGTTCACATATTATAAATTTCGCATCTGGGTTCTCTTTTTTTGCATTTGAAATCTTTTCGGTCCTTGTAGCATACGCCATCACTTGGAATGGAAACGCATACTTCTCCGGATCCTCATAAAACTTTGATAATATTGTTTTACCATCCTTATCCTTTATTTTCTCCCAAATATCTACCGGTTCTGTCAAGAAAATTACACTTGCATCATCTTCAAACCGCTTTTTCAGGTTCTCTATGATCGTGGTCTTTCCAGATCCGATATTTCCTTCAATTGATATAATATATTTGTTCTTCATATATTATAAAACTAATTAGATTCTTTTCTCTCTTAAATTACGATTTTAATAAATCAATTTTTGTATTCCATTCTTTTATTCCCATCCCATTATGAATTAGATTTCTATATACATTTCTTTTTTGAGTCTTTGAGAACTTTGACATAAAAAACCCCTAAAATAGTGAAAAAGAGTGTTCAAGTTCTCTATTCTATCAAAAATATTTCGTATAAAATAAATTATTATGTTATATCTTCGTAGGATTACTTGAAAAAATTATTTCAACAATATTT